CTCTGTAAAACAAGCTGTTAAAAATCTTCTTATGACAAATGAAGGTGAAAAGCCTTTTAACTATAAATTTGGTGGAAATTTAAATTCCTATCTTTTTGCTTTAAGCGAAGATGTTGATAACATTGACATTGAAGATGCAATTGCCGCAGCCATAAACAACAATGAACCAAGAGCAGCAGTTATGGGTGTGCAGGTTTTACTAAAAGAAGATTACAATAGCATGCATGTATTAGTACAGTTTCAGGTAGTTAATACTTTAGAAACAGCAGAATTAAATTTAGAGCTTACGAGGTTAAGATAATGGCTATTATAAAATCAACAGATTTAGATTTTGATACGATTAAAAGAAGTCTTAAAGATTATTTTAAACAGCAATCAGAGTTTTCAGATTATAACTTCGAGGCTAGTGGCTTATCAAATATACTAGATGTATTAGCTTACAACACTCATATTAATGGGTTAACTGCAAACTTAGCAGTTAACGAATCATTTTTAAACTCAGCACAACTTAGATCATCAGTAGTATCACATGCAGAAAACTTAGGATATTATCCACGGTCAAAGACAGGCTCTACTGCAACAGTTAATATTACAGCAGAAACCTCAGATACTACAACATCAACTGCAACCCTTCCAGCAAATAGTTCTTTTACTACTTCGGTTGATGATGTCTCATATACATTTTTAACAACTGAAGATCACATAGCTACAAATGATGGTTCAGGTAACTTTGCATTTAAAACAACTGAAAGCAGCGCAGATTTAATAATAAAAGAAGGTTCTATAAAAACAAAAACTTTTATTGTAGGTGATGTTGATGACGAACAAATTTATGTAATTCCTGATGATAGTTTAGATACAACAACGATTTCTGTAAAAGTTTTCGACACCACAAGTTCATCCACATTTTCATCGTATACTGATATAAAAAATGCAGTTAGGGTTGATACAACCTCTCGAGTTTTTATCGTAAGAGAAACACCAAATGGTTTTTATGAACTTACATTTGGAGAAGGTAATGTGCTCGGAAAAGCACCGATAGCTGGTAATAAGATAGAAGTAACATATTTTCAAGTGCAAGGATCAGCTTCAAACGATGCATCCTCTTTTAGCCCTTCATCTACAGTTACGGTAGGATCTACTAGTGTTACACCAACAGTTACTACTGTTTCAAATTCTGGTGGAGGTGCAGAAAAAGAATCTATCACATCAATAAAATTAAACGCACCAGCTGCATTTTCTTCACAGCAAAGAATGGTAACTGCAGAAGATTATAAAGCGATAATCAATAAAAATTACTCTTCGGTATTAGACGATGTTATAGCTTGGGGAGGTAATGATAATGTACCACCAGATTTCGGCTCTGTTTATGTAAGTTTAAGATTTAAAGATAGCGTAACAGAAACAGCCAAAACTAATACTAAAAATGCTATAAAAACAGCACTAAGTGCAAATCTAGCTGTTATGTCTATAGATACAGAGTTCAGCGATCCTATCGATACATTCGTCGAAGTAACTACTACATTTAACTTTGATCCAGATTTAACTGGAGATACGGCTGAAACAACTCAAACTAATGTTCAAGCCCAAATAAAAAGTTTCTTTGATAATAACTTAAATGCATTTGGAAAAGTATTTAGAAGATCAATACTAACTGGTACTATTGATGACTTATCTGTTGCTATATTAAATACATCGATGACGCTTAAGGTTCAACAAAGATTATCACCAACAGTTGGGACAGCAACTGATTATACAATAAACTTTCCAGTGAAGCTTGCTAATCCCGATGCTGAGGAACATATCATCAGTTCATCTAACTTTACATTTCAAAGTCAAACATGTACGTTAAAAAATAAACTGGCTTCGAACACAATTCAAATAGTAAATTCAACTGGTGCAGTATTAAACGATAATGTTGGATCTTATAATGCAGCTAGTGGATCTATATCTTTAGTGCAATTTAATCCTAGTTCAATTGAAGGTACTGTAATAAAAATAACTTCAACACCTATAGATCAAAGCACAATAACACCTCTTCGTCAACATATATTAAAGTTTGATGAAGATCTATCAGTAGCAAATGCCGTACTAGATTTTCAAAATACACCAATAGTAATTAAGTAGTTATGCCACATAATTTAGAAGATCTTAATAGAAGAAAAATCACACTAAGGACTTCTAAAGTCGGTGAGGTTGTACCCGAGTATTTTGAAGAAGATAACGCAAAATTTATAACATTCCTCGAAAAGTATCATGATCATTTAGACAGTAATCAAACACACGGATTTGGTCATATTATCAATGAATTAATTTATGCAAGAGATGTTGCTCAAACTAGCACAGCAAATCTCGATGAATTGATAAAAGAAATAGGAAATGGTTTACAAGCTTCGTCCTTTTTTAAACAACCAAGATTAATGGCAAAATTGCTTGGAGAGTTTTACAGAACAAAAGGATCTTTAAACTCTGCAGAAGGATTTTTTAGAGGATTTTTTAATCAAGAAGCTGAAATATCTTATCCAAAAGATAATATTTTTATTGTAGGTCAATCACAAACAGGTGTTGAATCACAAAGATTTATTCAAGATAATGGACGATTTCAGATATTCTCTATATTAGTAAAATGTGGTATATCAGTATCAGATTACCAAAATCTATATAAAAAGTTTGTACATCCTGCAGGTTTCCATTTTGCAGGAGATGTCTTAACTGCTACAGAAGTTGAATTAGGAACTTCTGCTGAAGGTGTTGCAAAGATTGATTCTGCAGATGCATCAATAAAAATAGTTCAGAGCGCGGCACTAATTCTAGCAACTCCATTTTCAGATATTACTGGTATACAAGATTCAAGCACTGGAGTTAGTGTTAGGACACGACTTGATCAGGCTATATCTGACTTTACTAGCGATTCAAGTACAGCAACAACACTAGGCAACTTTTATACTTCTATTAAAGAATTAATTCAGACCAATTCATTTACATTCGATGATAGCGCAAACGTTGGTCCAGACATGTCAATGACTTATGAGACTATGGATAATGAAATTTTTACATCGTATAAGAGCGACTCTGCATCATAAGTATATAAATAACATAAACAATAACGAGCATATAATATGACAAGACAAAACATTTCAACAGGAAGTTCGGCTAACGACGGAACAGGTGATACACTTCGTTCTGCTGCTACTAAGATAAATGCGAATTTTTCAGAAATATACGATTTCTTAGGAACTCCTGGAGATAGTTCAACGTTAGCTTCAACAGTTAGATTCGAAGATAGCTCAGTTGTATTCGAAGGTTTAACAGCAGATGCAAATGAAACAAGGTTATATGTAGAGAATCCTTCGGCTGATAGAAATGTCATTATACCCAATTCTAGTGGCAATATTGTATTAGATACACATACACAAACATTAACAAATAAAACATTAACAACGCCTACACTAAATACAGCTAAGATAGGCACATCTATAAATGATACAAATGGGAATGAACTATTTAAAGTGACTGCTACTGGTTCTGCTGTTAATGAATTTACAGTTGCAAACGGAGCGTCAACAACTGGTCCAACTTTATCAGCTACAGGCGGTGGAACAAATTTAAATATATTTTTAACTACAAAAGGACAGGGTTCAGTTCAACTTTCAAAGGCTGCATTCTCATCAGTTACTATAACAGCTAACGGTGATGCATCTGATACAGCAACTTACATTATTTGCAATAAAGGAAGTGCATTAGCTGTAGGATTAAACGATGGAACAACTGTAGGAGAGTATAAAATATTTACTAATAAAGGTGCTGGTGTCGCGACTGTCACGCCAGACAATTTTGCTGGAGGAACATCATTTGCACTAGCTCAGAATGAAGGAGTTACTTGTGTATGGGATGGTTCAAATTGGTTCTTAGTTGGTAACCAATCAGTGATGACAATAGCATAGGAATTATAAGATATGGTAGCAATAGCAACAGACCCACTAAAAGTAAGATATAGCGATTTGTTATTTCAAGAAATGACTAACGCTACTGATAGCCATGAATTTTACATCGGCATCGGTAAGTCAGATCAGTATGACAGTGCTAATGATAATATTATTACACCTCTCAGACATATAAAAGATGAAAGAGAGGCAAGAAATAATTTAGAATCAGTTATGAAAATAGCTACTTCAAATGTTTCATTTGTTGTTCCTCGATCTAATTGGATAGCTGGTACCATATATGATGCGTTTTCAGACCATATTGTTGGTTATCCTACGAACACATACTACGTGTTGACAGAAGACAACCACGTTTATATTTGTTTACAAGCTAGTAAGGATGCATCTGGAAATCGAAACGTTTCTACAGTAAAACCATCATTTCAAGATGCAGGTGTTGATAATATACAAGCATTTAAGACTGCTGATGGTTATATCTGGAAATTTTTATATGAAATATCATCTTCAAGAGTTACAACCTTTCTAAGTTCTGGTTTTATACCTACACAGTTTATTGATTCAAGTAATGATACAACAGCAACAGAACAAGAACAAGTAAAGATTAGAGCACAAGCTTTAAATAATAAAAATGGTCAAATACTTGGCGCAGAAATATTAAATGCAGGTGAAGGTTATACTTCTGCTCCTACTATTACGATAGTCGGTGATGGAACAGGAGCAGCTGCTACATGTACAATATCAGGCGGTCAAATTGCAAAAGTCGAGATGACATGTAACATCAGCGACTCAGGAATGGGAAGCGGTTACAACGTTGCAAGAATGGAGCTCAGCGGCGGAGGATCAACTGCTGCAGGAATTATACGTCCAATCATAGGACCAAGAGACGGAATTGGAGCAGATCCACGTGTTGATTTAAAATCATCATCGATAATGGCAGTGGTTAAACCCGACGGCACACAAGATGGTGATTTTAATATCACAAATGATTTTAGGCAGATTTCTTTATTACGAAACTTAAACTTAAGAACAGGTGTTCGTGCAACTACTACTTCTGCTCGAGCAAATAGGGTATTAACACTTCAAGGTAATTTAGGATCTTTAGTAGCAGATCAAAAGATAACAGGTGATTCAGGAACAATAGCATGGATCGATCAAGTTGATAGTAACGGCTCTGGTAACGGATTAGTTTACTATCATACAAATAATCAGTTTATTATCACAAACAAAGGTCCAGGCTTTTTCTCACCAGCAGAAACTATTACTGGAACAACAGCAGGATCTGGCATTGTTACAACAGATTCTTCTGTAGAGATTGATCCATTTAGTGGGGAATTGCTATACATAGATAGTAGGGCGAGAATCATAAGAAGTGCAGATCAAAAAGAAGACATCAAAGTAATATTAACGGTTTAAACCATGGCATCAACAGTATCAAATACAACATTCTCCGGAGTATATAAGGACGATTTCTTAGATAGTGATAACTATCACAGAATATTATTCAACAGTGGAAAAGCATTACAAGCTCGAGAGCTTACACAATCTCAAACAATAATAAACAAAGAAATCGAAAGGTTTGGATCTAATATATTTAGAGAAGGTGGTGCTGTCAACGGCGGTAATGTCACTCTCAATAACAAAGTAGAGTTTATTAAATTAGCATCAAACCCATTTGCTGGATTTGATGAAACACAGTTAGTAGGAAAAATATTTACTGTGCAATCTCCAAATCCTGCTGTTAAGGTTAAAATATTAGAAACAGTAGCGGCTGGTGGATCTGATCCCGATACGCTGATAGTTGAGTATACAGATACTTCTGCAGGAACTTCATCAAACACGCCAATAAGAGTTGGTAATGGTAATGTCTTATCAAATGCAGATTTAGGTTCTGGATTTAATATGACAACTGCATCTTCGTCTGCAACTGGAGCAGGAACAAGAGCAAGCATTACACAAGGTAGCTTTTTTGTACAAGGACATTTTGTTTTTGTTGCGGCTCAAACTGCAACTATTTCTAAATATTCATCTACACCTACAGACGACATCGGGTTTTTAGTTTCAGAAGAAGTTATAACATCAGCTGATGATACTGGGTTATTTGATAATCAAGGTGCATCACCAAATGTGGCAGCTCCTGGTGCAGATCGATATCGAATAAGATTAACACTTACTACGCGTAGCGCTGCTGGATCAAGCAACTTTGTTTATCTTGGAAGAGTAGCAAGTGGTAAATTAGCAGATGAAGTTACAGTTACAGAATCATATAATCAACTTAATAACTTATTAGCTCAAAGAACAAAAGAAGAATCAGGTAACTATGTTGCAAAACCATTTAATATTAGTTTTACTAATGTTGATTCAGCAAGCTTAAAGCTGCATGTTTCAGATGGCATTGCATATGTTGATGGATTTAGATTAGAACTTGATGAAAGAGATATTGTGGTTCCAAAATCAACCACTACTACAACAATTAATAGCGAGACTGCGACTTCAAATTATGGTAACTATGTGTTAGGTTACGGAAATGATATAACAGGAAACAATGCTGACCTAGTTAATCAAGGTCTTCCAGATATTCAAACGTTCGGTAGATTTAATTTAAGATCTGCAGTAGATCATGGTGGATCTACAATTGGTACAGCCAGGTGTAGAGCAATATATCGAGATGCATCGGGTCATTATAGATTTTATCTTTTTGATATTCGAATGGATACTGGTAAATCTTTTGCTTCAACCAAAAGTTTTGGAAAAGGCAGTACAGATTATGTGAACGTAGTGTTAGAAGGCGGTTTAGCTGTACTAAAAGAAACTTCAAATAATTCTCTACTATTTCCATTACCACGAACAAGACCAGCATTTGACGGTGTGACTGGTGTTCAGATGGTTGCTCAAAAACGTTTGTTATTAAGTAGTGTTTCAGGAACTTCAATAACAAACCAAGGTGCTGGTGCCTTAACAACTGGAATTAATTCATTTTTTGGAGGCGCAACTTGGGTTGTATCAGATACTGATTCAGCTATAGTACCTGCAACCATAGTTAATAACACAAGTAACTTTAATATTTCAGGGTTAGTAACTGGCCAAGATTATGATGTCTTAGCTCAAGTTCTAATTTCTGGTGGTACGAATATGTCACAGAGAACTAAGACTTTGACAGAAAGTACAATTACAAAAACATTCCCTGCTGTTGCCGATTCTGATGGTGCAGGGTTTAAATTCTTAAGTTTAGATCAGCCCGATATATTCGCTGTAAAATCTATCAAAGCTATTGATTCAAATGGAGCTGATCTTTCAGATAACTTTACATTAGATAACGGTCAAAGAGATAACTTTTATGGAATTGGAAGGCTGCTGCCAAAAGCTGGTGTTACTATTCCTAGCGGTAATATATTTGTAAGATTTCAGCATTTTAATCATGAAGATACTTTAGCTGGATCACTCGCTGGCCAAAGATGTTATTTTGATGTAA